ATCGGCTTTCCAACTGGCTCATTGGAGACATGCTCGATCTGCACAAAGAGAAGATAGGGTCTCCGCTTCCCCTGCTGGACGATTGGCGAAGCGACCGGGTAACATGGTCCGAGCAAAACACAGATGCGTTCCAGGGACTTCATAATATAGATAAAAGAATCCTTTGCCTGTTCGATGAGGCAAGCGGCATTCCCGAAACAATCTGGGACGTTACCGAAGGGGCGCTGACCGATCAGGCTACGGAAATCCTCTGGATCGTTTTCGGGAACCCAACGCGGAATACGGGCGCATTCAAAGACTGCTTCACCGGGCTTCGTTCTAAAAGGTGGGACCACAACACAATCGACACCCGCACCTGCCGGTACACCAATAAGACGTTAATTAAAGAATGGATCGAAGATTACGGTATTGATTCCGACTTCGTTAAAGTGCGCGTGCGCGGCATGTTTCCGTCCATATCGGTCAAGCAATTCATTCCGGTGGAATATGTAGATGCGGCCAAGGGCAGGAAGTTGGAGCTTGGGGATTACGCTTTCGCCCCGAAGATAATAGGGGTCGATACGGCGTGGGAGGGCGACGACGATCTGGTTATCTCTCTCAGGCAGGGGTTGCACTTTAAGATTTTGCGAGTCATTCCCAAAAACGACAACGACAATGTAATCGGAGCCATTGTAGCGTTTCACGAGGATGAAGAAAAAGCCGATAAGGTCAATATAGACCTTGGCGGAGGCGGAAACGGCCTTATAAGCTATTCTCGAACTGTCAACAGGGCATGGCGCGGCGTATGGTTCGGCGGTAAGTCTCCCGATCCGGGCTGCCTGGACATGCGGGCTTATATGTGGAAGAAGATACGCGACTGGCTAAGAGAAGGCGGGGCTTTCGCAGACGATAAAAACGGGCAGGAATTATATCACGAGCTTATCGGCCCGGAAACTATCGCCCGGCTGGACGGCAAAATTCAAATTGAGAGCAAGGATTCCATGAAGAGGCGGAAGCTGAAGTCTCCCAATATGGCTGATTCGTTGGGGCTGACTCTCGCTTTCCCCGATGCCGGGCTGGTACGAACGGCTACACGGGGGCAGGTAATCGACTCTTTGGGCAGAAGGCTTCTCGGCAGTTATGAGGACGAACTATGGGACCCCGATTCGGGAATCGGCAGTTATCTGTAATTAAATAACTTGATTTTTTACCTTTTTTATGAAATGGTTTGTGTAATTCTCATCATCTTTTCCCTTTCGGCCCTCCGGTTCCCCTCACCGGAGGGTTTAAATTTAGAGTAGCCGAGTTTGCGGAGCAGTCCTAAATCGAGGCCGCAAATGGATATGGTTAAGCTCAAAAACGAGATAACCGTCGATGAAGGCCGCCGGAAAAACCCCTATAAAGATACTGCCGGTATTTGGACTGCGGGAATCGGGCATAATTTATCCGCTCACGGCGCCTCGTGGACTGACATATCAACATGGCTGGCCCAGGGTGTGCCGGATGCTGTGATTGACAAGTGGTACGACGACGACATAGCCGACGCCATAACCTGCTGCAAAGATATTTTCCCTACCTTCGACGTTCTTCCCGATAATGTTCAACGTGTTTTGGCAAATCTCGGATTCGACCTTATGTGGGAATTAAAAGAATGGCCCCGCTTAAGGGCAGCGATAGCATCAGAAGATTGGCAAGGTGCAGCGATGGCTGTACTAGATTCAAAATTTGCACAACAGGCTCCGGCGCGGTGCGGCCGGCTGGCGGTCAGGATGGTGGGGGGATGACGCCTGATCGTGTTGTCTGCCCTGTCCATCAGGAGGTTGAGAATCATTGCAACGAGCGCCACGGGCGTCTGGACCGGCTGATCTCGGAAATCTTCAAACTGGCCGACGACATCAAAGCCAGGGCCGAGGATAACCGGGTTGAGGCGATTAAGGCCGTCCATGATATCGGCATGAAAGTGGCTAAAATTGTGGGCGTAGGCGTGGTGATCCAGATTGTTGCAGCGGCGTTTCTACTGGCCCTGTTTACGAAATGGCTGAAATGACCAGCGATCAGGAGAAGTGCCTCGGCGGATTTGTGACATGCAACAAATATTGGGAGCAGCAGATTACGGCTCTAAAAGAACTGTTTCAAAACCACATTAAGGAGATAGAAAATAAGACCACGCTGGCTCGTGAAGCTATGGAGCTCCGAATTAAGACCACAGCCGATATGTTTGAGGTGCAACTTCGGGAAATCGACCAGAAAACCTCGCTGGCAAAGGAAAGTATGGAACTCCGCTTAACTGCTATGAACGAGTTCCGCGAAACCCTCCGCGACCAGGCAGGCAGGCTTATGAGCCGGGACGAATGGAAAAACGAACATGACAGGGTTCAAAGGGATGTAAATTTAATGCGGGATAATTTCAAAGACAAGTTTGCGGACAGCGTGACGAAGATTGAGTACAACAATGAACTGAAGACTGTCCAGGGTGAGATTCAATCACTTCGAACTTTCAAGGACGGCTTGCAGGCCGTAGCCTCACAGAAATCCGTAACCTTTGCGCTTGCGGTGGCGATTTCATCGCTGGTACTTTCGGCTCTAATTTTAGTAACGAGGTGGATGAGATGAAAAAACTTATCGCGATTATCCTGACGGCTTTGTTTTGTTTTACTGGTTGCTCTTCTTTCGGCGTTTGGAGCACTGCTGCTCAGTCTGACATTGCAGCCTTCAACACCTACGCGGCTGAGTTCAACGCCGGGGTTCAGGCGGCGGCTCCGGCGATCCTGGCCGATGCTGCTTTGATTCCCGGCGCGGCGAAATATGTTCCCATCGCTCAGGCGGCGGTGACGGCGCTCAACGCTGCAACAGCGGCCTCGGCGGATGTCAGTGCGGCTTCGACTTCACCCACGGCGACGGCGGTAACGACCGCGCAACAGGCGGTCAGCGTGGCGATTGGCGCCGTGCAGAGTGCGATTACGGCGGCGAAGTGATGAGCGAATCTGACGCATATCTTAATGGGAGACCTGAAAATGCAGCCGATAGTCGATTGTCAGTGCGATTATTGTAAAGATGCTCGCAAGCAGCAGGACAATCAGGCCGCTCTCAACCGGGGGGAGTGGCCTTACAGCAAGTGGTCGCTGGCGTATGTCTGGTGGCTGCTGACGCAGAAAGGAAGGATAGCTGGTGATGAGTGACCAAGATACCGCATTAGCAACGATTCTTTTACCTGAGCAATATCCGAAGGAGAAATAATGCGGAGGTTAATCATAATCTTACTGGTCCTGCTCCTAACGGGCTGTGTACAGTCCATTGTCAGTCAACGGCACATCGAAATTGTGGGCGGGAAGCAAATAACCTATGTAACGCTCCGCACAGGCAATACCATTCTGGATCACTCGGTTGTCTGCGACCGGTTCGGCCCGGACGGAACCCTGCTGGCTCATGATGTGTTCAGCAACAACGGCATCCTTGAAACCCTTGGCGGCCAGGCGTTGCAAACCCTTGTTCCGGCCTTTAACGCGTATGAGGCGATTTATAAATAATGGGTCTGACGAATTTCCTTGCCGATAAATACGGCGCAAGCATGGTCATGGATGCGCTCAAGGCCAGTTACCCTCCGGCCATAGTCCTGATCGACGCCCTGGCCGACAGCACACTTCCGGGCGCCATCGACGCATGGGCTGATGCGCATATGAAATGGGCCTTAATTCAACCCGCAACCCCGGCCCTGCCGTGGTCGCAATTCAGACATCGGTTTCTAACCGATAAGCCCGCATTAAACATTCTTCTTGACCTGTTTAGGGATTTGGGCCTTACTGAATTGGCGGGAATCAATGTGAAAGATTTTATCGCAGCGCTCGTTTCTTACAATCACAAGGGGGAAACTATATGATCGCAATCCTATTTTATCTTCTTATCGCGACAATCATCTGCGGGGCCGCCTATTACATTGTGGGTTTGGTCCCGCTTCCGGCTCCATTTGGGAGAATCTGTCAAATCATCATAATCGTTGTTTACATCATCATCGTCCTATATCTTCTGTTCGCAATGGTTCCGATGTTGCCTTCCTTCCCAAGGAGGATGTGAAGCAGCTATGAACATACCTGATAATTTCGTTCTTCTTTGCTTC